TATATTGGTGGAGAATAACGGGATCGAACCGTTCACCTTCTGCGTGCAAGGCAGACGCTCTACCGAATGAGCTAATTCCCCAAAACTATAAAGCGAAGTGGGAGGATTCAGTTGTACCTCCAAGCAACTAGCCAAATACCTATGTATCTATTTCGTCGCCACGACTCGTTAGCTGGTTAAGCAGGAGACCAATCCCCGAATCTACCTTATCCCCTCTGGCAGGAGAGTATTCAGTCACACTTCTTACAGCCTCCGTCGAGGCTGATATCTGGCTCCCTAAGATGGATTCGAACCACCGACCAATTGATTAACAGTCAACTGCGCTACCGCTGCGCCATTAGGGAATAAACTTGCCGTTTTGTTTTCATTGCATAATCCGTTTGGGTATATGCAATGGTTCAGCAGACGGTACTGCTTGTTCTATTCTATACACCCTATCGGTTAACCCCATTCTAGATTGCGGTAAGGAATCCGATATTCGCCAGCGTTCCCCGTCTGTTAGTCTGGCTAGGTCTCTCCAGTAGGTTCTAGAATACTGGATAATTATGGTGCCCCCACGACGACTCGAACGCCGGACCTGATGATTACAAATCAACTGCTCTACCAACTGAGCTATAAGGGCAAAAACTTATTAGAAGAATGCACTGGACCAGCACATGCCATTTGCAACTCGCATCATCGGAATCGAACCGAGCAATGCACTCATCTAATAAGTCATGTGGGAGAGCCGAAGCTCTCCCGACACAAACTCTTTTCTAACAATGTCAAAGAACCGAAACTCTATTTATACACTCTACTACACTTTTTAGAGTAAGTCAAGTTCTTTTTAAAATTTATTTTCAATAATCTTATGGTCGATATGGATCGTAAAATCTTCCCCACATCCAACCAGATGGTAATATGAAAGTCAGTGGGTCTACCAAATGCGTTTTGCCGCTTGGGTCGACACACCACTTTCGTCTTCTATGTCTCGCTTTCATCGCTATGAGATTGCGAGTTTCCCATGATTGGCGCCTGCCATACATCGGATTGTTTTCGTTGCGCCTAGTTCCTCGCATTTTGCGCCGGATTTTGGCCTTTGTTTCTTCTTTTAAGCCACCCCAATTGGGGTTGTTGCTTCCACTTAACGCTAGAGCAATCTTTTGTTTATGTTCTGGTGTTAAAGCTGGTATCTTCTTTCTACTGACTTTATCACGAAATGTCAACCCTTTTTTTAAACTGTCTGCTTTTTCTCTGATATATTCGATATTAGAGTTTTGTAGCAAAAGTTCTCTGGGCTTCGGTACCTGTTCGGGATCCTTGACTAGCCAGATTTCGCTTTTGTGTTTAAAGAGGAAGTATCTCACTTATAACACCTTTATTCAGCAATGTCAAGTCGTGTTCGCGGTCAATATATTTAAATTCAACATTTACCGGCATAAAATCACTTAGAGCCAGAAATACATCATCCACATTTAGTGTCGAACAGGTATAGACATCCAGTTGCATCAATGCAGGGTCTACTTCATCCCACACATGCATAGCAATATGACTTGTTTCGATAATAGTTACCGCTGTCAAACCTTGATTACCTACCATATCAGAATACACGGCATAAGGACCCATAAGTATCTTCATGCCAATCTTATCAACCAAAAGTTTCATCCAATCTTGAATGGCTTCGGCGCACTTAGGCGGATTTTTAAGTTCGGCACGGATGATTAGGTGCTTATGTTCCAGTATTTGACCCATCAAAGTATTTCCCTAGATAGTGGAGAGAACTTCTATTTATTAGGAGTCCACCAGATACTTTCTATGAAGTCTTTACCGAAGTTTTCTACTGCATATTCATAATTTTGTTTACAGTGAGGAATAGTATTGTATATCATTTGTTTCTCTTCGTCTGTAAACTCGTTCACATCTAACAATTTGTTTGCCACTCTAGTAAAATTGAAATCCGTATAAGGAATTTGTAAATACTGACATAATTGCATCATACTATTTTCTGTGAATAGTGTCTCATAAAATCCAATAAAAATATTACCAAAGACTTGACGATAATTCTCTATCGTTTTTCCCCAATTTAACAGTCGTGATTCAAATGGAACCGGAATGTTCAATACATCATCTAACGTAAAAGGAACATGACTCGAAGTATTTTGTCGATATCTTTTAAATGTATCTGCCATCTTTTCGTTACAGTCCTGAGACAACTTAACGATTACATCTAATTTTGTTTCTGAAATTTTCTGATTTATCGGATCGCGGAGAATAATTACCGGTAGGACTTTGAAACCATACACGGTTGCCTTCAGTGCAAACTCTTGAAGTTGTTCTGTTGTTGCAAAACCATTACACGGAGTCATTTCACCCAGAAGTTTAACCTGGGGATTTTCTGCCAGTTTTTGATAATGGTCAAAGAAATTGGATTTATCAAAATCAGGATTCAGCGTAAACCCATCCATAAAAAGAAAATATTCTTTTATGCTAGATAGGTCACAGTCCCCACGGCCGTTTAACTCCCCATACAACCACGTGCTTCCCGCTCTTGCGCAACCCGCGTATAAAAGCAAATTTATCACGAATTATTCCGAGAGCGGCTCTGACTTTTTTGATACCTTCTTCTTCTTAACCTCGGGCTTTTGCCAACCAGTAAGAAAACTATCTAGCACATCGACAAGAACAGGATAAATATCAAGAATTGTCTTGTCTTTTGCCGCATCCAAAAGAACTTGTTCGTCAGGATGAACACCTTGACAAATCTGCATCCATATTTCTTCGCGGCGCCACTGAGGTATCTTGGCCGCACTACCATTTGGAAGAAGAGTTAGAATGCGTCTAAATTCCATTGTGATAGTGGTATCGGACATACCACTTGGTAATCCCTCATCCTTAGTGGGAGTCTTTCCATCAGGTAGATTATATGGACCCTGTTCATATCCTACGCCCCATGCTAAGAAACGCATAAAAATAGAATTACCCGTAGAGACTGCACGAACTCGTTCGCGTAATTCGTCTACGTTCTTTACCTCTGTAATCCAGTCGAGGGCTTCATTGATATACTTAAACTTTTTAGGCGGTAGTCGTGTTGCCATTTTCAATTCGCTTTCTCAATTCGCTTGTGCTAAAGCCATGTCTACGAGAGTTGTAGTATGTTTCAATTCCCATTTCATGACCAGTAAAAGGTTTGCCGTAATACTCGTCGCCGATGATGCGAACATCCCAGTCGTAGCATTGTAGTATATTTAGCAAGTCTTCTTCGGTCGTATATGGAATAATAGTATCGACATACTTGCAACCCTCTAACTGAATATACCGCTCGACTAGAGATTGAACAGGTTTATTCTTCTCTGGCCTATCAATCGTCGGGTCAGTCTGTAGTGCTACAACCAATCGGTCACACTGTTCCTTAGCTTCCTGTAGCATAAGAATGTGACCTGAGTGAAACAGGTCAAAGCAACTGGCTGTGATGCCAACTCGTTCTTGTTTAGAATTCATCGATCAAGTCAATCATCTGCTTCATACGATTTGCGATAAAGTAGTTCAGGAGACCACTGCGGTCACCACCTTGTTGCTTCTCGTAGCTATCTATAACATCATTTTTGATGTCTTCAGGAATACGCGACAGGTCGACCAGTTCGCGGTTGCGCTGAAAGTTGCGCCACATTTCATCGCTAGTGATGAAGTCTTCTGGCTTCTGGTGCTTCCACTCAGCAACCTTATCTTTCTTCATGGGACGCTGGCGTGAACCCGTGACAAACGTATCATCATCTGATAGAATGTTGGGAACACCGTCACCCTTATCACCCATGATAATGTGTTCCATAAGAACAGCAGCTGGAGATTCTGTTATCTTAACAAACTTTTTCTGCACAGGTGCATACTGCTTGACGTTAGACCACTTCTGCAACTGATTGAAGTCGTGGTCGCCAGAGAGAACCAGAAACGGCTCTGCGCTGGGCAAAAGACCATCCACATTGGAAGTCTGACTATATTCAGCCAATACACCAATTACATCATCTGCTTCTGCGCCATCGACATCAATAACAGGATAAGGGAAGTGTTCTGACAATTCTGCACGAACCTGGTGCAGGGCTTCGAAGATTGAATTCCAATCAAAGCCACTGTCTGCACGGCTCTTCTTACGATTAGCCTTGTAGTTAGGAAAGAACTGACGGCGCCAGTAGTGGCGATTGTCACATGCAATGACAATCTCACCAAACTCTGGTCCGAACTTGCGCTTATACGAACGGATTGAATTGATAATCATGTGTCGAATCAGAGGCAAATTTACCTCAACATCACGCCGACCACCAAGTTCTGCCATCATGTTGCTAATTGCTACCTGATTATAATCTACTACAATCATTCGCTCACTCCAGTCTTATTTAAGATATCGCGAATGTCATCCAACAGGTTTATTTCTGGACAATGAACACCAGCTTGACGCATAAACATACCCTGAATCATGACAGCAATCACGGCGGCGTCACCATTGATGTTGTCATTCAGCTTGCCTAGCTTCTTATCTGCGGCTCTTAGAATACCGTTCATACAAGCAGCGGAAAAAGCCTCGGCTTCCTGATATGCGGCATATTCAGTAGCACCCTCAAGAAAATAATTAAAAGATTCCAAATCTTCTTTCGTGGGCGGTGCCGAACGAGGTCGAAGATATGTAATGTTATCATTATCTGACATTAAAAGACTTTCAAAATTAAAGTTGTTGCCGTGAGTCGAGGGCGCACATTCGCATTCTTACTTTTAACAGAAGAATACCATTTTGTCAAGTCTTTTTTAGCGGTCGCAGAAAATGCAGGAATCTGTTCTTCTGGCTTTCGAAGTAATTTGCAACTGGACATGGCCTCATCATAACCCACGAGAGATGCGCCCTTTACAGTGATGCCGCCACCGACTGGACTATAATACTTGGAAATCTTACGTGTCTTAGTATCGAATGTCCAGACTTCACTACAGTTAAGAAGATTGATAGGTTCAACGCTCTTACCGAACGTTGGATCTTCGAGTAAGAACTTGATACCTCTGACCAGTTTAGTTTTGTCTTTAGGCTTCTTCTTACGAACCTTAGCTACCTGCTTACTGACATATGACTTTTTAAGGTCATTGATGTAGCTTTCTATAAGCTGGACAATTTTCTTGATGAGTGTGATACCAGGGAACGGGAAAGAATCCATAAACTCTATCTGTTCTTCGGTCAAAGTCTTTCGATCAGTCCGACGAAGTTCTAACACTTCTGAATATTCTGCCAGAAGTGGCAGGAGCTTATCAGCACAGTCTGCATACTGCTTATCATTCATCTTATATGGCATAAGAATCTGAGCCATATTTTTATTGTCTTCGCCAACGATAAGATTTTCGATTTCGTCATTGACCAGACAAGAGATATAAGTAGAAGCCAGTTTAACGGGCTTGACTACCTTGATCACAGGAGCGGCAACAGGCTCATCATCGTCATCTGACTTGATGCGCTTGTTTGCCACTTCCTGTATCTTTTCCCAGATGCGGTTCTGGTGAACCTCACTAACTGGAAAGCCACGCATGGCAATTCGGGCCGTGTTGGCATAGGTTCGAGGTAGAAACTTATCCGGTACCTGACTGACAGCCTTTAGCTTCTCTTTATCGGCTTTGAACCAATCAGTAAGAAAAGCGCGGCAATCTTTGGCATCTACGATATAGTTATACCAGTTAAGAGCATTGCCGAACTCGCTTTGATAGTTTACGGGTTCGTAACTATCAGCCCAGATAGGCTCGACACCTACGAACTTCGACTCAGCAATAGGTACCTTAAGTTTATACATAACCACTCCTTCTCAATATATCTCATTATACGATAAATCGAGTCGTTTGTCAACCCTCAAATTTCACTGAAATTACAGAGTCATAACGAAAGGAACGCCAAGCATTCTTCTCCAGGTCCCATACGGCCAGCGAATCAGTAGGACCCTTTTTCTGAATTGATTCTTCAAGGTAGATTTGTTTTGGTAATACGGATTCTTGTAGGGTGCAGCGCATTACTCGCTCATCACCATTCTGCTTCGTAAAAGTAACTGTGCCTACCTTAGCGCGAAGGTTGTTTGTAAGGTCTTCGCGCATTGCTTCAACGTCGGTCATCATTTCACATTCTCCTAATATTTTTTTCATCGACTATAATTTGACCTCTTGCATTTCTGCGAGGAGGATCTGGCATATAAACATCGTGAGTAGAACCATGCTTCTCAAACTGAAAAAAGTCTGGAACTTCTGGTGTAAGTGCTTTTGGTTTCTGCTTACGTGTTTTCTTGGCTTTCGGTGCCTCAGTTGGAGGTTCTGATTCATCCACTTCAACTGAGACAATATTCACTATATCTGATTCATCTCGTTTTGTCAACCCTAAAAACGTCATATTTGCTGCAATTATCAAAAGAATTGCCAGAGGGTCAAAAACAAAGATAAGAATGATAATCATCATGCGAACTGCCTTGTCGATAGTGGCATTATCACCACTGCCGTAAAACAGTTCCGCTACATATTTGATTGGTCCTACTTCCGCTTCGAGTATGAGGTTCTCTGTTTTGAGCGGTATGAGATTAGTCTCAATAGTCTGAATGTCTGTAGTCGCACCCTCAATTTCTTTATTGAGTGCCGCACGTTCCCTCTTTTGTCTATTTCTAATGAAGTTAGCATCGAGGATATTTTCCCCAGAAGTGAGTCGGTCCAAAGTATCCAAAGATGTTTGTGCATTCTTTAGTCTCCTTTCTGCCGCAGTCTTCTGACTTTCTAGTTGTGCAATCTGCAATTGGGCCGAACCACCAACTGTGGTGTGTTCGATATGGGCTTTACTTAGATAGCCGAATACACCCATGCTGGTAATAAACGAAAGGACGATGACTGCTATCGTAAAGTATGTCTTCAATAGTTTGTTGGCAATCTTCCAGTTGCGATAAACCCAACTTGCTGTTACAAGTTTAGCAAGTTCTAATACTATACCCATGGCCGCAATGGCAATAGGTGAAGCAGGAAAGATAGCCATCAAACCTAATATCGAAAAATAACCAGCTACACTTGTAATAGCTAGGGCTACTAGCATTAAGAGGGCGGCGAAAAACATCCTGGTCTCCAGTCTGGCAGCTTTAATTCTTTCAAGTGCGACAAACGCAATCTAACATTCCACATATCATTGATGCATCGGTCATCGAAACGATACTCCCACTGTAGAATATGTTCGACCGCCTTTGCATGAGATTTGCTGTCGTATTCAGCCAAAACTTCTTTGCGCATTTCGCCTTCATAGTTAGTCACATAAGAGGAACTACCGAAATACTTTTCGAATAGTTTATCTGTCTTACATGAATAACCAATGTAAAATTTGCCGTCGTCAAAGTAGGTGCAATAGACTCTATGCACTTTCTTTGGCAACGGCTTCTTCTTTTTAATAACCATTAGTTCACTCCAACGTGTGAACTATTTATTCGTCCTCGTCCCAGTCATTCCAGTCGAGGTCTTCTTCGGCTATCTTAGTTCCACAAAACGGACAATATTTCGTCTTGTAGTATTCGTCATCCAGCTCATGTTCTACCAAAAATACGGCATCACATGAAAAGCATTCTTGTTCTTCCACTATGCTGTTCCCCAAACATTTTCCCAACTGCCAGATAAGGCACCCTTCGCATAGTCTGTAGCACGATTTTCAAAGAAGTTGGTGTGGGTCGGGGCATTTATCATTTCTTCGACCCAAGGCAGTGGATTTTTCTTGACTTTAAAAATGCCCTTCAAACCGAGACTGATCAATCTACGGTCACAAATATAACGAATATACTTCTTAACGTCATCTTCTGTCAAATCTTGCATTTCTCCCATAGAGAATGAAAGTTCGATAAACTTGTCTTCCAGCTCTACCATCTTTTCTGCGATGGTGTATATGCTAGACTTTAGTTCGTCATTCCAAATATCTCT